GAGCGTTGTGCGTGGCTGCTCGTCTTCGGGAAGTTCTTCATCCCAATTGGCTAGGAACCAGTCAAGAACAGCATTGTATCCTTTCAGCACTCCACCCCAAACGATCTTCAAAGCCTGAACCAAGGCATCGAAGACAATCTGCGCCACCCTCAAAGTCTTGCCCAGAACACTTGCAGGGCGTTCGTCTTCAGGCACTTCCTCGTCCCAATTGTCCAAGAACCAATCCAAAAGCTTATCGTAACCCCTGACCAAACCGCCCCATACAATCTGCAAGCCACTCACGATAGCGGAAAATACGACCTTAACGGCTTCCAAGGTCTTCTCCAGAGTCGTCATGTTCTCGAAGTCCTTGTCTTCTTCTCCCCAACGGGCAAGGAACGCATCGAGAAGCGTATCGTAGGCTTCCTTAGCCCACTGCCACAAGGTCTTGCCAATCTTAACGATGACCTTACCTGTCTCGACTATCTTCTCTCCTAAAGTCAAGTCACTCGCCCAGATGTTCTTGATTTCATCCACATGCGTCTTAAGATCAGCGGCCAACTGATCGAGCTTCAGAGCCTCAACGGCTTCACTGATTTTCTGGGTGAAGGTGACGAACTTGTCCGCAATGCCGTCCCAATTCTCTTCAAACGCTTTCTTCACCAGGCCCACGATAAACAAGATCGCCATGAAACCGATGAACAACGGGTTTGTGACCGTCGTAAGGGCCTGGACGATAAGCACCAGAGACAGGACGGTTGTAAGGATGATGTGCACAGCGGTCATAAGCGCCATGCCAACACCAGTAATGACCCCCGCCAGTACAGTCCACTGAGCGATGTTTTTCTTTTGTTCGTCCGTTAGATTCTCGAATACGGACAATACCGTTCGCGCAACGTCTATTAAGTTGCGAAGGACCGGTTGAAGCTGATCTCCTATGCCTCGGGCAACGTCAACGAGTTCATTCCAGAGAATACGCGTTTGTGCGCCTGTCGTATTCAGAGCTTCCTCTACTTCATTGGTGAGCGCAATGTTCTGTTGCCATGCCCGATTCGCACGATCGATAGCTTCGCTCATCTTGTCGGAAGCGCCGACCAAGCGCAACAAGGCATCTCTCGTTCGAATTTCAGTCATGCCTACGGCTTCCAATGTGGCAAACACATTCTGGCCTGCGTCATCCATCCGACGAAGCCCACGTATGAAGGCTTCAATTGCTCGAACGGGGTCGGTCCGGAACTGGTCCACCCACTGACGCGTGGACATACCCGCAACCTCAGCAAATGTACGAACTTCTTTGCTCCCGTTCGCCACAGCCTGCGACATATTGATCATGACGCGGCTTATAGCACTACCGCCCATTTCAGCACGCACACCGGCTTGAGCAAGGGCAGTAGCAAGGCCAAGAACGTCCGCAGTGGACAGCCCGACCACGCGACCAGCACCGGCGATACGGGTCGCCATGTTGACAATGTTCATTTCTGTAGCAGCGAAGTTGTTCCCGAGGTCAACGATGGTTGATCCGACACGATCAATGTTGGCCGGGGCTTCGTCCATCACGTTCAAGAGCTGAGCCAAAGCAGCCGCAGCATCTTCACCCACAATGTCCGTAGTCATCTGGAGCTTCGCGATCGTATCCGTGAACTTCGTCAGGTTGTCCACGCCGCGGATTCCCATTCGGCCCGCCACGCTCATAAGGTTGGCTAGTTCATTCGCTCCAATGGGAAGCTCCTTCGACATCTCCCGAATATTTTTGTTCAATTGTGCGAAACCGGCTTCTGTTTCATCCACTACCCGGCGAACGGTAACGAAAGCCGACTCGAAGCTAACGGCAGCACTAGTAAACGCGCCAAGCGCTCCGCCTATGCCCAAAAAAATGCGACGGATACCCGTCGCCAAGAACTCCAAGTCGAGCTTGAAGAACACAAGTCGCATTCTCATCTGCGACATTGTGCGCATGAATGTATTATGCAGAGCATTCCAATTGGTGAGTGCGGTCCTGATCCCCGTTGACAGGGCGCTTCCAATCGTGGCACCGGTCTTAACTGCCGTTTCTGCAACTCCCAAAAGCGCTGTGCCAACCTTGAGGACGGACCGCACCGTTATGTTGATGTTATGCGTGAAGTTGCCCGTAAAGGCGTTCGCTGCCCTCTGACCAGCTCTTTCAATTTCTGCGAACTCCTGCTTGATTCGATTAGCGCCGTCTTGTGCCACCTTGACCGCATGCTTGATGCCTTCAGTCAAGCTGGAGAAGTCGGCGGTGAACGTGGTATGCGCTGTTGCAAGATTTACCCCTTCGTTTGCCACCAACTTCTCCTCCTCAATCTACTCGCACCTCATTTTGGGCGCGGCGGTTTAAGGCCGCTGCGTCTGGCAGCGGCCATCTGTTTCAGCAACTCCGTGTGAGTGGGCAATCTCCTCCGGGGAGGGATTGCCCCCTTCTGCTCCCACGCGACGATGTCACCTATCCGAGACAACGCCATATTAAACTGTTCAGGCGTCAAATTAGCAATGTCTTCCGGGGTCCAACCGTAGAACCTACATACAAGAAGCTGGGCGAAGTCTGGATCTACCGGTTGGCCCCCTGAGTTTCCCCCACAACTCTCGAAAGGGACTCAGCACGATTCTTAATACTGACAAGAACGGATTCGTGTTTTTTGGCAATGGATTCGATAGAAGCAACCGCATCTTCGTTCTCGCCAGCAAGTAAGGCGGCGGCCACAAGGTCACCGATGATCTTTGATTCTTCGGGCGTAAGAGTCAGTGAGGCTTGGCTAGCAATAGCAGCTACAATGCTATGGATCTGGTCAAATTCGATAGCATCCGCCACGTCACTTTGCTTACCTTCGAATCCCCCACGCTTGGCTGCAAGATAGATCGCGTGGATGATCCCCTTCATGGAACTCAGTGCCTTGTCCAAGCTGCCGTATTCCCTCTCCAACGTTTCGAGGTGACCCAGAGTCAGCTTGCGGAGTTCCACTTCCTGTCCATTGATGTCAATAACGTAACCGCCACTGTCCACGATGCTTCTAGCCATGAAAATTTACCTCCCGTATTGGTATTACGCCTCCCGTTAAAAAAGGGGCGAAGGAAAGGGAAGTGCGGGAGGCAATCACAACCCTTTATAATTCCTTCGCCCACATTTCAAACCCAAGTGTTAGCCAGTCCTGCGCCACACTGGTCCATCACCTGTGAACCGTATTGTCCGTGTCACCAGTTCACCTTGCGGCGTGGTTACTGCATCCTGACTGATGTAACCAACGCCCTCATATCGCCACTTCCGCGTGGATTGATCATCCACAAAGAACGTCACGGGTAAGAGTTTGCCGATCCAATCGTCCAGCTTGTCGGTGCTATTCCAATGCTGTTCAGCCTCTGCCGTCCAAGACTTATTGCCAGGTACGTTCTCCACCCAGCCATCTGTCTGGAAGTTAGCAACTTCATGCTGCACAACATCAATTGTGAGCGTCCACGAGAAGAAGCCCATCTTTTCCTCAAGCTCATACGCATACCCCGAAACGCGTACGTCTCGTGTAGCGTCGGCCTCGTCAAAAACAACGACCCCTCCAGCATGCTGCACCGTGAATCCACTTGCAACAGGAGTCCAGCTACTGCCGCCGTCAGTGCTCTCCTCAACAACAAGAGGCTTCGTCTTGTCCCAATAGCGAAGATCGGGGTCATCGATGATGTACGTTTTGTTATCGGCTTGGCGCGTCATGGTTTCCTCGGCAAAAGCCACAGATGAGGCTAGCTTCCCATTCTGGTCCTTTTTTGGCCCCCAAAATGCGCCGTACTGTCCTGTAATCGCCGCCATCCTGCAGATCACCCCTTCCCGGCGTCAGCGGCCACCATTAGGGGCTCAACGGTTCCAGCTTGCCGTTACCGGTGATCGAAACGGAGCAGGTCACACGATCCCCTTGTGGCACGGTGACAGGGAACGAGTTGACGTAAAAATCTCCCGTGTACCCATTGATGCCATCAGTGGTGAACTCACCAGTGCACAACGTGCCATTTAGGGCAGCGGCTTCGAGAATTGCTTGGTTCGTGGCTGCATCGGGAACCTGCCAAGAAAAGTCAATGGTTCCTGTCCAAGACCTGTTCCCCGGAAGGTTTGTCACCCATCCATCAGTCTCGAAGTCCGTGTCTTCAATCATTGCCACGTCAACGGTGATCTGCCAGTTGTTAGCCCCTAGAAGGTTAGCAACCGCACCTCCCTTTTGCGCAATCTTAATGGTTGCATCCTTTCCGGTAATCGCTGCCATGTGTATTCCTCCTTCATGCGATTTTTTGGGACGCGAAAAAAGCCACACGGCGCAAGCGTCAGTGGCTTTTCCAATCCCTATAGGTTTGGCCCGACTAGACCTTGTAGAACATCATGTGATAACGCAGGACTTGATGAAACAGATTCGGATCACCTTCTTGTCTCATGGGTTGCGTTGAATGAACGCGCGAGAATTTCATCGAGCTCCATCCGACAACCTCTATGTTGGCACCGTTCAGAACTGCATCCACCGCAGAAGCCACCTGTCTACACATCGAAGGTCCGCCCGCATCCAAGTCGCACCAGATGTGAATAGGCCAAACGCCTTCTTCACCTCCTCGACCGGAGAACTCATACCAAGGCGAAGAAACTGCATCCCCAGGGGTGGTTGCATATGGGTAGGTAGCCCAATCTGGAATGAATGAGATGTAGAATTGAGGACCCGTCTTCCCGCGACCGTCTTTCCGATTGACG